AACTTATCTAACGTAGCAAACTCACCTAGTGCATATATCTTGTAATATGCAGGATTACGACTTGCTAACAACTCTAAGTTTTGACGTGTCATTTCATCAAGAAACTTATTATCTCGATAGCTAGATTGTCTAATCATGACATTTTCCATCGGTTTATCATGCTCAAAGAAATACTTATAAACCCAGTTCAATTTAGAAACTGGGTTAAACATCAGAAATATTTGTTTATTTATATGTTTACGCTCTCTCAAACG